TTTCAGACATTGGAGTTCTCCATGGAGTTTACGGGCGTCCCCGTGCAAGCTGCTTTGCGGTTTTCACGGCATCCTGAGCAGCAGCAGGGCCGAATTGGTGTTTTTGAGAAGATTCATAATGGTGCAGTGCATCAATTACGCTTTGATCTTCTTCATCAATGTTTTCTGGGACTTGTCCCCAATAATTCATATCAACGTAATTTTTAACGGTAAGTGGAAGCCCTTCTTGGATCAACCGGCGCAACACCGCGTTTTGACCAAGATGGCGCGCCAATTCCTCCGGCAAGGTTGAAAATTGCTTCTCTTGCTTCGCCTGCTGTAATGTTCCCCGCATCTTTTTCTCTCCAGATGTTGTCAACTGCTTCTACGTTTTTAGCATTTTTAAACTTTGCTGGAAACAATTCTCTGACGGGTTCCCATGTCGAAGATTGCATTTCCCTAGGCAATAATCCTTGATCTTGAGCAGCCAATCGGGTTGCTTCAGCATTTGCACCATAAGTGCCTTGGACACCTGTAACGCTTGAACTTTTTTCAGAAACATAATTTGGAGGTTGTTTTTCTTTGGCAAGACCAGATGCCAAATTATGCGCGACAGCCGGTGTGTTTCCTGAAAGAGGCCGCATTTGAGCGGCTGCAACTTGATGGGTGTCAGCCGTCACATCACCAAATGTGGGTTCATTTGGCAATTCAATGTTGTTGTAAAAACTTCTTACTTTGTGTTTTTCGCCAAGTGCGGGAGATATAACATCCATATCTCCATTGCTCATATAAGCTCTAACCGCTTTTTCAATTTCGTTTAAAGATCCCCAACCAATTTTAGCGTTGGCACCTTTATCAGTTTTAATAAAATCTCCCAAAAGACCTTCAGGCGTAATTGACCGATAATCTCTTGGATTGTGCGCCTCATCATAAAGTCTAATCCATAAAGCTTGATCAAGCGGATCAGTTAAGTCTGAAAATCTTTTGCCAGCGATATTGTCAAATATTTTTTGGTTTGCAGGGCTGGTGAGGGCATTACTATTGCGTTGGAATGCCTCCATTTCAGGGGTCATTCTTATGCTTGATGTGGGGCCAAATATAACATCTCCAACACGTTCGGCCAAAGATGCGTTTTTAAACCAATCCATTTGCGGAGAAAGGGCTGCAATAGCAGCAGAAGAAGATTGACGCGGAATGCCATAACGCTCTGACAAAGCAGATGACAAATTATTGGCACCATCATACCAAGATGGCGACCTTTGCTTCATAACGTCAGGAGAATTTTCATATAAAAAATTTAAATTGTATCTTGCTTGGCTCAAATAACCAGCCAATTGATCTTCTGCTGGTAAACCTTTCAAATGAGCAAAACCTGGGTATTCAGCCAAAAGACCCATATTATGTTCAAAAGTCGGTGTTGCCCGCATTTCAGCAGGGCCAATTGTAAGTTGTTCCCGCAAAGGATTTTCCGTTGCCTTTACACCTGTCGGGAACCGAGTTGAAACTCTCAATTCAGGTTGAACATTTTTAGCTAACTCAATAGCACGATCAGACGCACCACTCATGCTCAAAAGATTTGGATCGTATCCACGAGATCCAAATGCCATGCCGCTAACAGGCATAAAATTAGTGAGATCTGACGTTGCTTGTTGTTCTTCTTGCGGCGTCATATTTTCGCCGCCATACAATTTTTGTTTGGCAATACGCCCCATGTTTAAAGCGCGATTGCCATATTCACTGGCAAGTTTTTTAGCAGCGTTTATAGCGTCTTCGCTTGAAGCGTTAGTCATACGTTTCCATGCTTCGCCGTTAAATAAAGGCGATGAACTAACACTTTCGTACAAGTTTGGCCCTTCTTGCAGCTCGCCGACATTTATGCGGTTGGGATCGTTTAAAACCCGCATTGCAGTTGGTGACATGCCCTGATCCTGATCCAGCATCGGGTCAGTCTCGCCACCATCGGCATACCCGCCACGCGAAAAGATCTTCGGCGGCTGCGCCAATGCGGCAGCGTCAGGCATTGTATACGACGCAGGCGACGCAATCATTGCAGGCGGACGAGCGACGTTTTGAAATGACGTCGGAACAAATCCCTGCGTAAAGCTTGCAGGCAAATTCAAGTGCGCCCAATCCAACGGCGCGCCCTTCATTTTGATCGGATCCAATGCCTCCGGCGCGGGTGTAGAAGGTGCTGGAGCAGGCGTGTCAGACGGCGACGAATCTTGAACGCTGCCACCACCATCACCGCCCGACTCCAAATGACGGCGATGCGTCAAATGAACGTGACCGCCAGACGCCAAGTGCTTGGCAATGATCATGGCGTGGCGGATCATTTTCTCATGGTCGTGCATCATTGCGGCTGCCCTTGCGTGGTGGTGTCAAGCGATGGCTCATTTGCCTCAAGGCGCTGCAACAAGCCTGGTTCAATAATGCTGTTTACAATCGGAATACCGGCAGGATTTTTAGCCATATCTTCCGCCAACCGAATAGCCGCCAACCGTTCGCGGCTCTCGCGGTCACGCTTGCGGTTTTCCGCGTCAAGCAAAGCGTCTTGCGCCTTTTGCTGTACTTCCTCTTGCTTGACCTGCAAGTTGAGTGCCTCCATGGGATTTGCAGGCTTGCCGCCACCGACGCCGCCCTGCTGCATTTCTTGAATCTTGGCCTGCGCCACCATGCGCTTGGTGTCGGCGTCCTGCTGCGCCACCTTCATCTTGGCCATCTTTTCCTGCAATTCCGGCGGCGGCGCGGCCTGTGCCTGCGGAGGCGCCAAGAATTGTTGCGGGTTCGACCAGCCAATGGCCTGCAATGCCGCCGTGTCAATCGCAATCGGGTCATACATTGACGGGTTCTGCTGCTGCAATTGCTTCAGAGCCATGATCTTCATCACGCGCTGGCCGTGCGACGCGGTGTTCGGGTCCGCCTGCGGAACCAGATCGCAATCCTCAAGCGCCTGCAGGAAGGTCTGCTCGTCCCACTGGTAATTCGGCTTTTTGTTGCGCTGCCAAAAGCTTTCGGGATTCTCTTTGAACAACCGAACCAGCATCTTAAACTCTTCGGCTTGCGCCGCATGCATGCGCTTGTGTACCGCATTCATCACTTTGGCCGCCTGCTCGATCATGGCCAGCGTGGTGCCGACCGGCGCGTCGGCGCGACCCTCACCCACCTGCTGCTCAGACGTGCCGCCAATCCGCATGCCCGTCGTGGCAATGTTCTCGACCAACTGCATCAACGCGGCAGACGGAGGCTTGTACGGCAAATCCATGATCGCGTCGCGCAGTGGCATGCCGCCAGTCTTAACCAAAGCGCCACCGCCTGGCGGTACGCGGAAGATGTTGGTGTTCTGGCGCGCGCCGGTGTCGGCCATCAGGAAGCCAGGGAAGTTGGAATACATCCCCGCGTCTAAAAGTTCACGCCACGCCGCAGTGATCGCATTAGTCGTATTGCCCAAGATGTGCAGCAAACCAATATCATAAAAACCCATTCCAGGTACAAACGTGTATTTGACAAAATTAACTCTCGCTTCAGGCAGATCCTGATCGTCTTCATCGTAATTGCGGACAATGGACAGGATTTGTTTCGAACTCACGTCAATCGTAACGCGGTACGGAATCTCAAGGCCACTCTCTTTGCCCTTGTACTTGTGCTCAAAGCCCCGAATGTCCAATTCGCAATAAATTTCATAGATTTCGCGGTCGCGGCTTTCAGGGTTCTTTGACTCATCGGAAATGCCCTGCTGCGCGTTTTTGGCGCGCTGTACGGCATCCAAATCGCGCTCCTTGGCCTGACTGAGATCGATGTCCCGATACACGCCAAGAATCTGCAGGCGCTTGACGGTTGATTGTTTCATCAGCACGCGATGGGTGATGCGCTTTGCATTGGCCAAGTCGGTCGCGGAATTGTTGACAATCAAGTCGTCGGCGTCAACCGACTCAATCACCGGACGATTTCGTAACGGACAAAAATAACCCTTCTTAAACGCAGTGCCGCCGAAGCCAAGCATCAGAAGCATGCGGTCGGTGTCGGGGTAATATTCGGACGCAACAGCCGTCAGGAAGTGGTTCAGGTCACGTTCAAGGGCGTTAGCCAATTGATCTTCTTGAAGATTTCCGTTGTTTGTGTCGTCGCGGATCTTGACCGGCCCGTCGGTCGGCAGCAGTTCAGACCGCGCATTTGCTTGGAACCGAAGCACCGCCTCCAACAGCAACGGGTGCCGGACGCGGCTCATGCCCTCGACCGGCGCGCCATCAGTCGCACCCGCAAGGTTCGGAATTTCTATCTTTAATCCCAACAACTTAATGCCCTGAGCGCGGTCCTCGACCCACTCCTTGCGGCTCTCGATGTCCGCCTCGACGTCCTTCAATAGTTCAGCCGAGATCCGGCTCAACTCCATTTCGTCGATGTCGTCGACCAAATTGTCAAACCAACCGGTCGGCTTCTTCGCCTCGCCGGTGGATCCGAGCGGGCGGCCATTCAGGCTGATCGATACTGACCCGTCGCCGTGCTCGATCTTAAGAATTTCACCGTTCGAATTGACTTCGGGCGCGTCTTCGCCTTCGCCTGCCATCTCGACAATGATGTCCATGGGCGACGGAGCGTCCGGCTCATCAGGCGCCACTTGGCGAACGGACGGAGAAAGACCAGGCACTAACGGCATCGCAAACCCTCACATTTGGCGCAGGAGCGCCCAATCGGCGGGACACTTAACAGAGTTCGAATGTTTCGCATAGCCCGCCCTCAGACCGGATAAAGCGGCGCGGGAGTGCCGCCATGGTATTGTTTCATGGCGTCAATTTCCGCCAGCCGCTCGTCGCCGCGTGTCAACATGCCTAACTCGCGCAGGTGGCGCAGGGCTTGGCTGACCGTGTCGACCAAGTCGTCGTTCTTGCCCTTCGGGAAGGTCGAGACCTGACGGATGACCATCTCGGCATAGGCTCGGTCGGGCGCATAAATCATGCCCTCGGCGAACAAATGCGCGACAGAATGCAGGCGCGCCGTCTTGTCGAGGCGCTTCGGGTTCGACAACTGCACCGCCCACAATTCGTGACTGTACAGGCGGCGCAATTCCTGATCGACCGAGATGCCAGACGCCTTCGCCTCGATCAAAAGCTTGTCGATCTTCCATTTTTTGGCCGTCTCGGCCACTTTGGTGACCAAATCGTGGATCGGCAGCTTTTCCTGCCAAGCGTCGATCAGCATGACTTTGGGCATCAATTCGCCGTAAGTGCGCTCGATTTGCATGATGCGGCCGTCGGCGCCTTGGATCTTGCTGGCCTGCGCCGTCGGGTCATGAGAAAAGACGCCCCAAATGGTCATGGCGCTGTAATCGTTCTCTTCTTTGGTCGTGTAGGCCGTGTCGAGGCTGGCCAAAATGTATTCGTAAGGCGGATGGTTTGTGTCTTCCCACGTCTGCCACCACTCGTTCAGGATGATACCGCCGCCGCGTGGCGCAGGCTCCTGCTGCATCTGACCGGCAAAGGCAAACTCGCCCATGACAGCACGGTCGCGCTTGACCACCTCGATGGGGAAACGGTCGGGGAACAACAGTTCATTTGGCTCTTCACGCGGATCCACAGCGCCAAGCTTAGTGGGGAACGACCGCAGCGGATCGTACAGCATAGGCAGCATGATGTGGTCATAATTCAGGTTCTTGTCGAGGATGATGCCGCTGATGTCTTCCTCGTGCAGGCGCTGCATAATGACGACGATGGCCGACTTTTTGGGGTTGTTCAAGCGCGACGGGATGGCTTCGAGGAACGTCTGCACTTCGGTCTCGCGCTGCACTTCGGACGCGGCCGAATCGACGCTGTGTGGGTCGTCGATGATGACGCGGTCGCCGCGAATACCGGTCAGCGACGTGATCGCGGTGGCAATGCGGAAGCCTTGCGACGTGTTGACGAAGTTCAGTTTTTCGTTCTGGTCGCGCGCCAATTGCACGCGGTCGCCCCAATGGTGCTTATACCAGTCGGACGTGATCAATTCGCGCATGCGGCGCGAGTCGCGGGCTGACAGGTTCTCGACTTTGTGCGCCGCACAAACGTACCGCAAGTGCGGCATGTTTCGCGGCCCCCACTCCCACGCAGGCCAAAAGACGTTAACCAGCAACGACTTCATCGCGCCAGGGATGATGTTGATCAGCAAGCGATTGTAATACGTTCCATCGGCCAATTTGACGCCGTTTGAGATGGCTTCAAGGTGTTCGCAGATGAAGTCAATGTGCCAATTGTGTTGATAGCGTTGGCCTGGCTCGACGACGTGCCACGCCTTGCGGATGAATGCGGACAGCGACCGTTCGCACAGTTGGCGCTCGACCTCAGAAGGTAAAAGCGCCAGCTTGTTCATTCGTCGTCCTCGTCTTCGTCACCGGCTCCATTCAGTGCCATGTCGAGCACTTCCAGTTCCTCGTCGGACAAATGCGACAGGTCGATGGTCTTTTGCACCTTAATCGGACCGCCGTCCTTTCCGGTCACTTCAGTGCGCTTGGCGTATCGAGGCGCAATCTTTTCCGCTTCCCACTGCTCAAAAGCCACTTGGATCTTGAGCAGGTGCGGATCGACGCCTTCAGACTGCGCGGTGGCGATCTTGTTGCGGATCTGTTTCAACCGAAAATCGGTCAAAGCTTCGCGTGCGCGCGCGCATTGTGCGTCGAAATCAGGATTTTCGTGCATCCAACGATACACAGTCCTGCGATTGAGTTGG